CAGTTTGCAAAAAAATCCGCATTTGTTGTCTCACCCTCTAAACAAATTCTTAGTGATTACTGGGATGTTATTGCTGGTGAGAATGTGGATCGAATCATTCCTATTTGGACGTGCTCACAAAAAATTGAAATGCGACCTTTGGAAAAGGTCATGGAGAATAAAATTAGAACTTTTACTGCTGCTCCTGTTGAGCATTCATGTGCAACCAATCGGTTGTGTTTAGACATGAATAATAAGTTCTACTCCATGCATGAAGCATGTTGGTCTTTTGTTGGTGCCACCAAATATCTCCAAGGTTGGGATAGGCTTTATCATAGGTTGAATCGTCATCCTAATGCTTTTGAGCTGGATGAAAGTGAATATGATTCATCTTTATTTGCTAAAGCCATGTTCGGTCAAAGAGATATTCGCTGGTCTTATTTGCGTGGTGAGGATCAGACACAAGCTAACCTAAGTCGACTACATGCTGTGTATGAGTCAATAGTACACAGTGTGGTGGTTTTAGAGACGGGTGAACTTGTGCAAAAACATACAGGGAATCCATCTGGTAGTTCAAATACTATAGTGGATAACACAATGATTTTGTTCAGGCTTTTTGCTTATGCTTGGATTTTGTTGTGTCGAGTTAATAATAGACAACCCTTGTATATGGATTTTATGCGGCAAGTTGAAGCTGCATTGAACGGTGATGACAATACTTTCACAGTTAGTGATGAAGTAGTCTCCTGGTTTAATCCTACGACCATTAGTCCAATATGGTCATCAATTGGTGTTACAACGAAGACGCCTTGTGAGGCTTCTCGCCCTGTTGAGAAAGTGTGTTTTCTATCACAGGGTTTTCGCTTTGATGACGGTTGTGGTATTTGGCTTCCTGTGCCAGATACGGGTCGTGTTTTGTCTTCATTATGTTATGGGGCTAGTGTTGATGATGTTAGATTCCATTTGCTTCGTGCGAATGCGTTACGATTAGAATCTTTTGGGAATTTAGAGTGTCGTGCTGTGTTAAAGCAATATATTGAGTTTATACTCAAGTATTATAAAGACGACTTAGTAGGTAGTATTAGTTTATCGGGTGTTGATATAACTATTGCCGAAATTAAAGCTCTATGGAAGAGTGATGAGTATATTGAAGCGTTATATGGTGGCTTTGAGTAATAAATTATTGCCCC